GGCATGGCAGCGTCAGCAGCCTGCTGGGTGGCTTCCTGTGCGGACAGCGTCATTGTCTCTGAGTCAGCAGAGGTGGGAAGTGTAGGCGTCTATATTGCGCTACTAGACCAGTCTGAACACCTCGCCATGAATGGCTACAAAGTCAACGCCATTAGCGCGGGTGAAAACAAGCTGGACTTGGCTGACTTCAAACCCCTCTCAGAAGAAGCAGAAGCCCGACTGCAAGCTAATGTCACCAAATGGCATGAGCGATTTAAAGCGGACATTAACCTTAAACGCACAGCCCCTGAGTCCAGTATGACTGGCCTCACTTATGAGGGTTTTGAAGCAGTCAGCTCAGGTTTAGCAGACGCAGTAGTCAACGATTTGGACAGCGTCTTGGCGCTGATGGGAAACCTTTAACCAACACACACACAACACATGAAGACAATTCTTGATTTAGTTAAAGCCAACACGGAGCTGAACAGCTTGAGCACAAAGCTGGAAGAAGCCGTGGCTGGCAACCAAACCCTGCAGGCCCAACTAGAAGAGCAAGCAGGCAAACATGCTGAGGAAGTTGCCAAGCTTGGCGCACAGCATGAAGAAGACATCAAGGCCCTTGAGACCAAAGTGGCCTTGCTGGAAGAAACCAATTCATTGCTTGAACAGGAGAAAGCCACCGCAAGTGAGCAGGCTGCTGACATTGTGGCCCAATGCGGTGCAGAGCCAGTGGAGGAAGCAACCGAACCCGAGCCCACAGCAGAGCTGACCCAGGCAGAACACTGGCAGCACTACCGTACCTTGGAAGGTAACCAGGAACGGCGGGCTTACTACCTCAAACACATTAAACCGCTGCTTAGGTAAGCGGTTGATAGAAAGATAATTAAATGCCAAATGACATCCAGGGAGTGAACCTTGAGGCGATTGCCGAACTGTCACTCGATTTTCTCGGGCAAACCTTTGCCCCTCTCTCAGCAGTTGCCCGTGATTTCACGGGTGACCCTAGCGGACGCGGTGAGTCTGTTGTGACTCGCTATGCAGCAGGACTCACAGCACAAGATTTGTCCACCGGATATGCAGCCAATGACGTAGATTCAACGGCTGTGACGGTTCAGCTCAATTCGCTCAAGGGCTACTCCATGGGCTTCTCAGATTATGAAGTAAGCCGCGCTGCAGGTGACGTGCAATGGTTGACTTCCATTTTCTTGCAGCCTGCCTACGAAACAGTCCTTGACAGCATATTTACAGACATCGTCAAGCTGGTGGTTTCGGCTAATTACACCAATGCAACCACAGTGACGGCTGCCAATTTTGACTCAGATGACATTGCCACAATTTCTGGGAATTTAAGCGGACGCAAGGTGCCACGAGGTGACAGAAACGTCATTTTGAGCCCGTCATACTATGCGTCCATTCAAAAGGACTCAATTGTGGGTGCATCCAATACCTATGGAGGCGCTGAAGCAGTGCGTGAGCACATGGGCACCCGTGTCCATGGGATGAACCTGTGGGAATACACTGGAGCAATCAACACAGCCTCTGCAACTACCACCTCAGAAAACCTCCAAGGGTTTGCGCTGCACCCCAGTGCTGTGGCAGTTGCCGCACGTTTCCCAGCCGCTCCTGCAGATGGCAACGTCCAGGTTTTAAACCTGATTACCCCTGACGTGTCCCAGACTCCTCTGCAGCTGCGTAGCTGGTACGATGCCACCGCAGGCAAGCACATGGTTTCTGTGGCCTGTCTCTATGGAGTTGCCAAGGGACAAGTTGACAGCTTGGAGCGTATCAAGAGCGCCTAAGGCTAATGCCTAATTCACTCCAAGGACTGAACCTCAGCACAGTGGCCAGCTTGACGCTGGACCACTTGGGGTTTTCTTTCCCCTTCTTTGCCCACTTCGCCCGAAACTTTTCGGACGGGGTGCGGCAAAGGGGGGAAGGGGTGACAACCAGAATTCCACTGGCAGTCAATGCCATGGACTTGTCTGGTGGTTATTCCCCTGGAGACATTGAGACAACTGAGGTGAGTATAGACCTCACCCACATGAAAGGCTTTAGCATTGGCCTGACTGACCTGGAAGTCAGCAAGGCAGCAAGTGCTGACTTCATTTTCAACATATTCACGCGGCCTGCAATAGAAGCCACAGCCAAGGCTTTTGCGGACACACTTTTTGGGCTCATAACCCCTACCAACTTCCCCACCTCTATATCAAAGTCAGCAGCAGATTTTGACAGTGACGAGGTGGCACAGGCCCAAGAGCTGCTCAGCACAGCCAAGGCCCCAAAGAGCATGCGCTCCATGATTCTGGACGTGGACTATTCCACGGCAATCATGAAGGACTCGCTCATCTACGCTGACGAATACAACACACGAGACCCCTTGTTGAACGGGGAAGTGTCAGACGTTTTCGGCATGGGTATTGTCGAATACCAGGGAATACCCACAGCCAACAACCTGAGAGGCTTTGCATGCCACCCATCAGCACTAGTCATGGCTGCCCGCCATGTTGCTGAACCTGCATTCGGGGCCAATGTAGAAGTGCTCTCAGTGGTGGAGCCCGTTACGGGCTTGCCTTTACAATTTCGGCGCTCCTATGACGCCACAGCGGGGCTCACCTATTTGAGTGTGTCCTGTCTTTGGGGAGTTGCTGTTGGCAACTCCTCTTGCGGAATTCGCATTGTCACCCCTTAACAATATAGAAAGATATGATTACCAAACCTTCCATGACCATTGGCATTCTCCCAGACGGGGCTTCTGAAGTCCTCCAAGTTGGAGACGCTGAACTGTGCAAGCAGGCATTCGTTGCCGAAAGGGAAAACCCAAGCGGCAAATTTATTGACCTGTTTGTCTACCGAAAGCCCCCCTACTGGAAACGGGCAAAACTTTCCACTACCCCAAAGCCAGCCACCAAAAAGAAGGCCTCCAAAAAGAGCGCCTGACCTCCTGTTGTGAATGAGCCCAGGTGAGGCGGGACACTGCCCGCCTGGGCTCTTTTGCTTATGCCTGCAATACACTTCACAAATTGGCGAGCTGGTTGGCTCTATGAGACAGCCACAGTGGCAGCGCCTACCGTGTGGACTGCTGTGGACACCTCGCAGGACTTAACCTACACAGCAGACACTGAGCTGATTTTGAGGGTGACAGCAGACGCTGCACAATACGACACAACCGCTTACATAGTGGAGGCTGTAAACAACGGCCTAGACCATGTGGTTGCCCAGACAGTCAAGCTGGACGTGCCAAGCGGCAACGGGAATTTCAGAGCAGACTACTTCAGCCTAGACACCACTTTGGGAACTTATGGCCAGGTGGCCTCCACCAACACAGTTGAGGCAGGCCACCACAGGGCCCGATTTTCCTATGAGCAACAGGTGGAGCTAGAGAGAAGCTTGGGCTGCATTTTCGACTATTCAGGGACACTATTTAGAGGCGTGGAGTCAGGGCGAACAGACACCAAACAACTGGAAGAGGGTGGCCTACTGGAGGGGTATGACGTCACCATAACAACCTCCAGAAAACAGTGGGCAGATAATGACATGAGGCCACTGGTGGGGGCGGTGCTAACCAGGGGCGGGAAGCGCTTTAAGGTGGAGACAGTTGTGACCAATGACGGGGCTTTTGAATTGGGCCTCATGAAAAAGCATGGCTAGAGGCACGGCAGCAGCTGCTCCAAGAATTAAGTTGGAGGTAGACGCTAAGCGCTTCAACAAAGTGCTTAGCAAATACCTAGACATAAGTGGCAAAGGCTTTGTGGACGAAGTCAACAAGCGAGCCTTTAACATTTGCCTTAAAAGCATCAAATACACGGAGAGCGCAACTAACAAACGAATTAGCGACGACCTCAAAAGAGGTGCCAAAACTCAACCGCCTAAACGTAAAAAGCGCAGAAAAGGAAAAGGAAAAGGCAGGCCTAAAAAAGCACCTGTGGGAGCGATTTTGATTAACTACGCAAGGGGCAAACGTGGTGAGCCTGGGCTGCATGGTAAGGCAATGAAAACCCAGCTTGAAAAAAACATTAGGTCAAGACAGCAAGGAAGAGGGTTTTTGAAAGCAGGGTGGCTGGGTGCAGCGGACGACATAAGGCCACACCTAAAACAGAAAAGAGCAAAGCCAAAAGGCCAGGGCAGTTTTAGCCGCAAAGGCAGAGGAGTTGCTGCAAGCATTTTCCAGGTGGGCCCAGTGGCAACAATTGTGAACGGTGTTCCCTGGGCAAGGCATGTGCCCACGGCAGTTAAAGGACTCAAAAAGGCTGTGAAAGAAGAGACAAGGGACATGCTCTTCTACCTTAAGCGCAAACTTAGAAAAGACTTCAAAGACACTCAAAGGAGGACGAAGTGAGCTACCGCAAACAGTCAGAAGAAGCCTTGAGAGACTACCTGCAGAGCAAGGTTGGGGTGCCTGTTTACGCAGCTGCGCGGGACGAGATAAAAGGGCTGCCCTGTGTAGTTGTGGCATATGAAGGCGGCACCGAAAACCCGCCCAACACAGGCAACATGGATGTCCAATTGAACATAATGTTGCAAAGTGAAATTGACGGAGAAGCACAGCCTGGGGCGCTGGACATACATGACACAACCCTCAGCCAAGTTGAGGACGCCCTTTTCTACTCAGGCCTCAATGACCTCAACAGCTTCTCCACAGACTTCCACTTCTTTGGAGTCACAGAGCACCAGGGCAGCACTAGGGACATGGAGGACGGTGTGTTGACTGAAACCATAACGGTAACCCTAGCCAGTGCAGCTGGAAATTTCTCATGAGCAAAATTTTAAAAGGCACAGCTGTCACCTACGGCACCAAAACGGGCGGCGGCGTCATACAAGTCCAAGTCAGGGAGGGCAGCACTATCAGGTTTTCTGGGGAAATGTATGCCTCCGAAATTCGCCTTTCCTATGAGGGAGACACAGCGACAGCCACAGACAACCAGGGGGAGGTTGTCAGCGTGGTGGGTTATAACCACCGCAAGGTTTTAAACCTGACAGGCATTGTCCTTGCCACAAGCCAAACGCCAAACGCGGCAGGCGTTGAAAGCGTCACCACAGCAGACGCAGCTTTCTCAGCGCCCTTTTCAGTGGGTTGTGACTTGTGGATAAGTTACGGGGGAGGCTCTGAGTGGGAAGAGGTGGACAAGAGTGGGAATGCTGGATGGCCCTCCACACAAAACCCGTCAGCAGTGCACAGCACAGGCTACGGGGACTTCCACATAACCAGCGCCGAAAAAACCCGCTCAAGCGCAAACTTTGCAGAGTGGACTCTGTCAGCAGTGGAACACATACCGATTGACTATGACGGGGCAGGCTCAGCAGATAATTCAGACAATTAACAGAAAGACAATTCAATGAGCAAAATTCTCAAAGGCAGTGCATTTACATACGGCACAAAGAATGACGGGGGCACCATTACGCTGGCCCTTAACGGGGGAGCCTCCAGCGTTACCATGTTTCCAACTGAAATTCGCTGCAGCTACGAAGGCGACACAAACACAGCCAGCAACAGCAACGGTGAAGCAATTAGCCATTGCAGCTACAACCAGCGCAAAGTCCTTAACCTGACTGGCATAATTGAAGGAGGCAACGTTGACACTGCTGACTCTAATTTCTCAACCGTTTTCTTGGTTGGGCAAGACTTGGAAATAACCCACGGAGGTTGGGCCGAGTTAGACACGGGAGCTGAGTGGATTATCACCAGCGCTGAGAAAACCCGCTCCAGTGGCAACTATGCCGAATGGAGTATTTCAGCAATCGAATACGAAAACGTAAGCAACTGATGTCCAGCAATTGGGCAGCAGCAGCAGTGCCAGGGCCTGTCTATGTAGGTGGACAGAAGCTCCTACCGTTGTCCTATGGACATGCGGTGCTGCTTGAACGTGTGGGCATTGTGGAGATTCTCACACCCATTGAGTTCTGGGGGTTTGTTGGTATTTGCAAGCGCAACTTCAGCCAAGGTTGCAAATGGCTCAACTGGTTTCTGAGCCCTGTGGGACAATGGTATTACAGCAAGAAGCCAATGCCCAAAAACTATGACGCCACAATGGCTGAGGCTTATGCATACCTAGCCAACAACATGAAAGTTCCAGAGATAATGGAGGCAGAAGGAGGCACAGGTGGTGCCAAGCATGGAGCGCACTTTTTGCAGGGCTTACGCTCAGCGGCGCTTTCCAGGCTTAACTACAGCCCCAATGACATTATGGACGCAGGCTTTCTGCAGTTAGTATGGGACGTGTTGGCATTAAATGAACAGCAGGGAGGGGCCAAAATAATAGACGGCAGACTGGCTGAGGGCCTTGCTGAACTTGAAAGGCTAGAAGCTGAAAGGAGCACCAAGTCATGAGCTTAATGGCTAAACTGGGGCTGGACACTAGGGCCTGGGACTTGAGCATGAAAAAGGTTCAAGCTTCCACGGCAAGCTGGGCCAAAAACACAGCCAGAACTTTTGCGGGCCAAGCTGCAGGCATGATGGCTTTTGAGTCTATTGCCAGGGGAGTTGGTGAAATGTTTGTGGGTGCAGAAGAAACACTGGACGCTGCCATCACCTATTCCACAACAACAGACAACATCCAGCAACTAGCAGCAGCAGCTGCAAAGGCAAGAATGCCAGTTGAAAGGCTTATGGACGCAATCAAGGACTTGTCAGTCAAACAGAATGACGCCTTGAACGGCAGCAAGACATGGATGGACACCCTCAGCAGGTTTGGCTTCACCATGGAAGACCTTAAAAACAACACTCCCATTGAAATGTTTCAACAACTATCCAAAGCCGTCAGTGAGGGTGTTATGAAAGACTCTGTCATGCAAGCTGAACTTGATAACTTAATGAGTGACCCTGGGCATGATTCTTTTGCAAAAATGAGACAAGGATTGTTCAACGATTTGTCCGCTATGCCCATAACTTACTCAAGACAAGAGCTGGAAGACATGGCCAGGACAAGTGCTCAAGTCAGAGAGCTAAAAAACATAACCAAGGCTCAACTAGCAAGGTCTGTCCAAGCCTCAACAAAATACGGCACAGCTGGATTGCTTTATGGGGGACTCATGGAGGCTGCACGGTTTACAGGCTCCATGTTTGGTGCTGGGGCCAATAGAAGCGCACAAGAAGAAGCAAGAGAACAGACAGACAGCAAAAACCTCCAAACGATTGCTGACGGTGTCAGCAAAATGAGCAGATGAGTGTTATTCTAAAAGGCAGCAACACATTAAGCCTGGAGTCTGTCACTAGGACATGGACTGAGGCCACAGGCTGGGAGTCCACTTTTCGTTACAAGGGCCCATGGACAGAGGTTGAGTCCAACAAAACCAACGCAGTCTATGTGGGCGATGCCACCAGCATTGAGGCCCGCCAAGAAAAGGGCGGGCTTGGAGTTCTAGAAGTCACAAAACTGACAAGCGGCTCAGCGGTTGACTTGTTTGCAGAAGACACTGACGTCTGGACTTTTCAGCCAATGAAGGTGCAGAAAAATGTCTGGGAGCATGAATACTTTGACGACTTGGACGAGGACGACAAGACAGTTGCCGAATACACCACAAGCCCCTACATAGGCTACAAGTACCGCATAAGAACAGCGGTGGACGCTTACCTGTCCAAGCTGCAGGCAAACATAGAGGGGGGCAATGCTGCTGACGCTACTGTCTTTGACTTGGGTGCATACGTTGACGAATTCGACGACCCAAACGGCAACAACCCCAATGCCATGTCAGCAAACCAGAAGAAGCTTGCCATTAGTTTGGCCCGCCTTTTGTTGAGTGGTAAA